GCTGGAGTTAATTCTACAGTTCCTTGCCAGAAACTAATAAGGAAAGGAGTTACACTTTCAGTTCTTGTTGCAAAACTCTGCTTTAACCATTCAACATCAGCATAATCTAGAGTTATAGCATCATTATTCTTTCTTACATTAATACCTTCAATAGTACTAAATGCCAAATCTGTAGTAGGATCTACATCCGTTACAGGACCAAAGATCAAATCTACGGAATTAGTATAATGCTTTGGTCTAACTTCCTTAAATGACCTATCAATACTATTTTTAATACCTAACCTATCTTCTTGAGGTAAGAATGAATCAAAGTTATCAACGAAGAATCCTGACTTAAATCTATTAAGTCCATCAGCATCAGAAACAAATAGGTTAGCAGTATTAGTTTCTAATAAAGTTAATGCAGTATAATACTCTAAATTCTTAATCCTATTCTCAAGATTCTTAATGTCAACCATTTGGAATCTCTTATATTCATGAGCACGAATATCTGCCTGTTCAGGATTGAAGAGATAAGGTGGCAAGTTTATAGTTGCAACTTCAAGAGCAGCATCTACATTACCTGGTTTGTCTGGTTTTTCTGCAGGAGAACCATACTTAACTTGGAACTCTCCAGTTTTTGTCAAGAAAATTCTATCAATTCTTCCAAGATAATGGGAGAATGTAGCAATAATAGCTTCATCAGATGCTAAAATGTTAGTAGCACTTTGACCTTCATTATTAAATGTTCTACCATAAAACTCTAATGGAGACCTAGTGCTTTCAGAAACTATGTAATCAGCAACTCTAGGTCTGATATCAATAATGTCTGCATTAGAAATACCATCAATTCCCATGATATCACCAGCATAATCAAAGTTTTCATAAGAATTTACTGTAGTAATATCACCATCATCAGTAGAATCATAATATGCACTCTCAAAGTAAACCTTAATTTTCTTATTAGGTGCTTCTGCTTCTGGTCTTCTTGCTATAGTTCCATAATCATAAATTGTTTTTTCTTGACCAGTACTAAATGTATATTCGCCACCTATTTCAAAACTGGTTGCATCTAGTGTAGTAACAGTTCCTTGAATTTCAGAATCTTGGAATATTACTACTTCACCTTCAGAAAATACAAAATCATTTTTATAAATGAATGTAATTTGACTATCTGTTAATCTTTCTGCATAGATTGCTACTGCTCCGCTATTCTGACCAACAATGTGCTCTCCAACTGTCAATTCAGTAGTAGTCGTAGATTGACTATTAATATCAGAAAGAACCATCTTTGGTGCTGATGGGACTTCCAAACTAGCAGACTCATATATTCCATGAATCTTCATAACATCAGGAGAACCCAATGATAAAAGTTTATCTTGTACTCTAGTTCCATATGGATAAGCACCATAGGTTAATCCATCATTTGTTGTAGTGGATCCAATACCAGATGCTGGATTTGTAGATTTGTCAACAATAAGACTATTGACTCTATTTTTAATCTTCTTCTTCGCTTTTGGTTTTTGCTTTGTAAGAGTAGTTGTTAATTGAGCATCAGCATCATTTGTTCCTAAATTATAGATTTGGAGTGCCTTTCCATCCATACTAATTTCTACTTGATCAGCACTTAATGGTTCAGTGCTACCATCAACACGAACTAATGAATATCTCTCCTCATCAAAAGGAAGGAAGAATTCACTAGATCCAGCAGAAACTG